TTGCAATTGCCCCAAGACCAATCATAAAATTACCCAATGCTGTCATAGTCTCTTCATTCCCAGATAATTCATTTATACCTGCGGCAAGCGTCATAGCTCCCCAGCCTATAGCCATCATAACCATACTCAAGTCCCATGGAACCGGCAATTTTTTAGTTTTTGTTAGGAATTTTGTTAAGCCATTGATCGCCAAATCTATTTCTGCTTGTGATAAATTATTAAATTTCTGTAATGCGACACCAAATGCCCAAAGGCCAATGGCAAAATAATACAAAGGCATACCAACAGATCCCATTAATTTGGCTATAAAAACTGATTGTAAGTCCATTTTCTCTAAAAAGCCCATAAGGCCAGCAATTGCCAAGTCTATCTCAGTGCCACTTAAGTAGTTAAACTCGAACAATGCTTCTGCAAATGTTTGTAGACCAAGAGCGAACATATAAAGAGGAATAGAAACGGCGCCAAATACTGCTGCCAACTTTAAGGAACCTAAAAGACCAATTTCGTCGGCAAAAAACTTTAAACTGTCTATCATCGTCAAGACAGCACCCGGGCCAATTCCATTGAATGCCGCAACCCCTTCGGCAAATTTCCCTAAAGCTATGGCAAATATTAACAAAGGCAAAGCTACAAATATCCCAAGTAGCATAATTTTAATTGCTAATCCCATGCCAAGTTCATCGGTTAAAAATTTTAAAGTTTCAACGGCTTTTGATATAGCTTCCTCACCTATAAAACCAAATTCTTGCATTGCTATCGCGAATTGTTTCAAGCCAAGAGCAATTAGTAAAAGCGGAAGTCCAACAAAAATACCAGCTAAGAAAATTGCTGGGGCAGCCAGTAGCAGATGTGATGCTGCAAACCATACAGCATGGGTGGCATTTTCTAAAATTTTATCAAAATCCTCAAATGTCGCAAACTCCATTAAAGCTTGAGCGAACATTTTCAATCCTAACGCAATAAGCATCAAAGGTATACCAGCTAATATTCCTGCTATTAAGATTGCTGGAGAAGCCAAAACCATCAGCCAACTAAATTTAAGCACACCCCATGCAACAGTCATCAATAGCTTGTCTAGTTCCTCTATTCCCCCAATAGCTATCATTGCATTTGCAAACATATGCAAACCACTGGCCAATAACATCAAAGGGGTACCAGCTAATATACCTGCTATGAGAAGGGCTGGGGCGGCGCCGACCATTATCCAAGCAAAGTCGAAAACGGCGTTTCCAACATTTGTCATCATTTCAGATGTTATATCTTGAAATGCAATAATTGCTTTTGACAGAAGCATCAAACCTGCGCTAACGAGCATTATCCCGGGGCCGGCCAATAAACCTGCAAACCCTAACAAAAGACCAGCCGTTATCATAGTTAAACCAAAAATAATAAGAGCAGACGCAACTTTTAATATTGAACTATATTCAACCTCTGACCATTCTTGCAGTGCTACCCCCAGCAGTTTTAAGGCAACGGCGGCGACAATCATCGGTAAAGAAGCCAGCGCTAATGCTTGCGCAAACACCAAAAGGGCGGGAGCAACTAGTGTCATCCACGGCACTGCAAATACTAATATTTTGGCTGCAACAGCCAAGGCCATGGCAAACATAACTATTGCCGCCGAACCGACTGCGGCAAACATTATTATACCCGAAGCAGCATCACCAATTGCTTCTGGCATTTTCATCATTGTAACAAAAAGATCTTTTAAGATCCAAACCAAAGCTGTGAGCGCTAAGAATGGTGCAGCAATTGCCAAACCAAGTCCACCTACGGTAGCCCCTAAAGCAGCTAGTGCCGGCGTGGCCGGGGTGATTGCTGCTGTTACTGCGGTCAAGGCGCCGGCGAACATACCAGTTGGGGCAGTTGCGGCTGCCTCTGCTGCTCCGGTGGCAGCAGTGGTTCCTGCTAGCACAGCTTGCGCGGACGATAATCCGCCCGTTATTAGTGCCTTTGCTGCCTGTAAACCCATACCTATAGATGTTGCCATATTAGAGATCGCTTGTGCTTTACTGAGCATGAATAGAACTCCAGCCAAGCCGACCAACGTTGGCATTAACATGCCACCAGTCATATCGTTCATCTTAAGAAGCATATCTAAGAAGAATCTGATACCCTCTAAAACTGGGACAAAAGCCACGGCAAAAGCCTCTTTGATCCTTTTTAATTTATCTGCAAAACTTTGTGCGGCGGCTGCTCGTCTTTCCATTTCATCCGCCGACATGTCGCCTTCTTGGGCTTTTTGTTGTGCCGCGTCATATTCGGATATTGACATTGAAAACAGTTTATTTGCCTCCGTCATATCTTGAATCCCAGCAGCGTTTGCTAGCGCTTGTTTTTCAAACCGGTTCATGTTTTCCCAGCTTTTACCAGAAGATGCTATTGATTGTATTAATAACCTAACCCTTTCTTCTTCAGTGGCATTTAATAAGTCCATGGAGTTTATGACGCCACCACCCAAGATAGAGTTTAATTTTCCAGCAGCATTGGCGGCACCTTCAAAAGTATCAAATTGTTTTGTTATACCCATTAATTTGCCAACTTCTATACCAGTGGCTTTGGCAGCAGCGGCGACACCTTTGAAAACTTCAACTGCATCTGGGCCGTATTTTGCTAATTCACTTGAGGCGGCCGCAAAATCTTTCTGTATTTTACCTAGGCCAACTTTAATCGTATTAGACAAGGCTAGAAGCTCCATTTGCTGCTTATCAGCTTCAGCAGTGGTCATACCCATACCTTGTATCATAATGTCGAAACTTTTAGCTGTTTCAGAGATAGAGCCACCAAAAGCTTGCATCCTAGCTGTCGTGGTAGCTATTTGTTCTTGTGATTTTTTGTCTAATTCTGTAAACCCAGAATATTCTTTGTGAAGTTCACCAATAGCTTCCCCAGCCTCTTTGACACCAACGTTAAATTGCTTATTTGATTCTTGTAAATCGTAGAGCATATCATTGTATTCACCAGAGGCTCCAGTTTGTTTATTTAATTTTGAAGTGGCGCCATCAAAAGCATGAAACATCTCCGTTGTTGCAGATGTCATAGCTGCCAACCCGGAGGCGAATAATTTTTGTGGTTGCAGATTATCTTTTATGGATGCAGCTATAGCAGAAAACCCTTGTGGGCCGGACAATATCATGTTTCCTATAAATGAATCTGATAGGTCTTTTCCAAGACCCATCTTTTTCATGAATTTGTCCATGCCAGCCGTTACTTTTCTAGTTGCAGCATTTTGAAGATGTTGTTGTTGTATTTCTTTTTCGCGCTGGGCGATCTTTTGTTCTGCTAATTTATATGCTTCAGTATTTTCTTGACCAAGCTCTTTAAGGGTAGCTAATTTTTCCCGGGCACCATCCAAAAACTTTTTGTTAGACTCTTCTTGAGCCTTCATAGTCTCTTCTAGGGCTGTTCGATTTGCATTAAGTTCTTTTTTATATTGCTTAAGAGCATCTGTTGCCGCCTTAACAGATTTTTTATTTTTCTTATTTAAATTTTGCAGTGATTTTATTAATTTATCTTTTCCTTCTGCATCACTTTCATTAATAAGATCAATTAGGGATTGAATTGTTTTACTGTCCATGCTTTAAGATACCTTATTGTCTAAATTCTAGCGGCCATTTAATTCCGGTTTTTCTTTCAAATTGTCGAATTGCTAATTTAAGTCTATATTTGCTCCTATAAGTTTTTGGGTCATCTAGGCCGTATTTTTTATAGTGCTTATAATAATCTTTTTCATGAACTAATGCCTTTGCAAAAGCTTTTATTTGTTTTTTATTTCCTTTTACCAAAATGGGCACTTTATCGCCACCAAACATCTTTTTTAACAATTGTTTTAAAGTTATTCCAAAAGTGGCTATGTACCTTTCATTTAATAAATTTTCTGGAGAAAATACAAATTCAAATTTCTGCATATGACATTATATCCATTTTATACTATAAATAGTCGGTCAAACAAGAAAGCGGCCGTAAACAGCCGCTTGTGATAATTATATAGATTTACCGCTTAGACTTAGCTTTGTTCATAGCTTTTCTCTGAGCTTTGTTCTCATCTTCTATTTGTTTTGCAAGTCTTTTAATGAACCAAGTTCTTAGACCAACAGGCAAATTGTATGCCTCGTAAAAGCTCCATCCTCCGAAATATTTCATTGCGAAGAATGTCTCATATACGCCCTCCATATAATCAGGCGTCAGGCCAAAAAAACTGTGCCGTGATGGGCACCTCAACCTCCTGTTCATACCCACAGCTTTCGCATGTAAAATCATGCCGAAGGTCGACAGAAGGGGAGAGTTGGTTGTAGGTCGACCTTAGAAATCTAGAGTCCCTAACAGGCAAATTGTCAATCGCTGTAAAGAGCTTGTGCGCTACTCTGTTGCCGTTAATTGAAACGATAAACGTCTTAAATTGGTCTGTTAACATAGCTTCGGCTTGACGATTCTTTTTTCTACTTTGCACCCTTTCAGAAAACTTTTTCTCGTCGGCGCCGGACATCAGTTTAACTTCTACGGTAGCTTTGGTGATCGGTAAAGTAATCAAAAATGTACCAACTTCAGTTGGACCCTCAACACCTTCAATTCCATCTGATGTAATGCCCAATTTAGCGCTTTGCACTTCTAGCAAATCGATTTCTGGCTCATTAACAGTAGAACAGTTTGGACAAGTAATCCTAGTGTTATAGTCTGGTCCATATCCGGATATCCTAGCTGCGATCATTACAGCGTTCTTGTCACCAACGAGCATTTCGTGTGGCCTGATGTTCTTATTTATAATAATAGACTGTAGCAATCGATCAATTGCGATACCTTTCTTAAGCAAAGCTCGACTAGTAAGGATATCTTCTTCTTTAGCAGTCATATGTTTGATTTCGATTGTTTCTTGCTTATACAAAGGGTGATTCTCCGGATAAAAGATACCCCTTGAAGGCAACTCCACAAATTCCGTTGGCACAACGAAACTTAGATTGCCAGAATTATTAGTAGTTACTTGCTGTTGTTCAGCTAGAGCGGCCGCTCCACCAGTATCTTCGACTGGGCGGTTCCGTTCTTCATTATTTCTTCTTGCCATTTATCCTCCATTTTATGAATATTGTTATTAGCAGTTTTATGTGAAATTTAATATTTTAATCTTGTCGATTTGGTTCGTTTTGATTACCAACAGTTGCAGTTTGGCCGCCAAATTGTTTTGTGGTGCTAACATGCAATTCGCCAGTGATATCATTTGGATCGTTAAGTACAGCGTAATCGTATCTAAGTTTAACTGTGATTTCGTTAAGGTCATCACTGGAATAGTCTAGATCTCCCAATTCTACGCTTGTAATAAATGCATTGTGCAATGACCAACACTCCAAAACATGGCCTTCTTTGTGTAATTCTTGCACAGCAGAGTTACCATCGTTTGCACCAGAACCTGCAACACCACCACCACTAATCATTTGGATGGTAATATTACCCAGAGAAGTTACGGCACCAAGCTTAGTGATAGACTGGGTGGCGCTCATTTCAGTACGCGGAAGTCTATAACCAGAAGCAAAGATAATCTGCCTCAAAGTTTCTGCTGCATCGGGATTTGTGGAATCAACAATCGTAAACCCAATTTCGTTATATTCTACTCGTCCGGGGAAATAAAATTTATGATTAATAAATTGATGTTCTGCCGTTGTAATAGTATAGCTAGGTTTATCTACCTTTTTAATTGTCCAATATGGAATACCATCAATATACATAATCCATCTATATTTTCTTTTAGGTTCAGTATAGGCGTTATTCCAAAATCCTCCCAAGGTGCCTGTGTTTGTATGTGCCATGTGTAAAAATCCTCCAATATTTTTATTCTTAGGTAACTAGTATACAAAAGTATTATTTATCACTTTTAGTCATCAAAAGATGCACCTTGGCTTGTGATAACAAAGTCAAGTGCGATGAACTCAATAGCCTTTGTGGGCTTAATATAGATCTGAGCATACATGATATTTCTATCAATCAAATCTGCTGTGGTAGTTGTTGTATCCAATTTAATTCTATAATCTTCTAATCCAAATCCACCTACGATTCCTTGTAGGAAAGGCTTTGCCATTGCTAAGAATCGGTTCCAAGTTACTTGTATATTAGGATCAAAGAGTACTTCGCTAGCCATTTTTGAAATTCTTTTCTTAATGAAAAGTAGTAACCTTCGAACATTAATCCTGTCAAGTGCTGATGGAACTTGAAGCATAGTTTTTTGGCCAAAGATCACAATACCTTCCGCTGGAAACTGTGCAATTGGATTGACATTTTCTTCGTAAAGGTTATCGCGTTCTTTCTTAGAAAGCCGCTGAGAAACTTGCAATACTGGAAGTCCAGCATTACCAGCGCTCAGACCACCTCGACTGAAGCCGGCTGGTGCAAACCACAAAGCTCTTGTAGCTTGTGAGTAGGACATGGCGCCGAGAGCGACAACTGATGGTGGCATCCAAAGGTTGATACCATTTCTGCTGTCTCTAACTTGAACCCATGGGTAATAGCAACATGCATAGCTTGAATTGATTTTTCTAGTATTTCTCAACTCAGTAACAACATTGTCTACCCTGTTTTTCGGAAAGCTACCCTCTCCAGTATATGAATTGACTCCATCAGAGGCAGAATCTGCTTCGTGCCTAGGTGTATAAGCATATGGAAGATCAATGATAGCCAATGCATCTGCCCTTGCTTCACATGTATTAATCATGTGATCTGTAATAGTTGAATCTCTCATACCCGGCATAGCAAGCATGTTCATATCAACAACTTCTGCATCGGATACTGTATCAATGGCGCGGCGCAGAGTGTAGTATTCATAGCTGGTACGAATAGTTTTAGTTTGCGCTGCATCTTGATCATCAAGGATCCTATTATTGATGAGTGGCTCTTGTTCTGTAATGTCAATACCTTCAAACCCACCATAAAGTGGAAGCGTAAACTTGTCATAACCAGCATCAAGTACTTTTTGGTATCCTGCTTTATTTGGATCAGTATTTGCACTGAGTGAGCCATTTGTTGAATCGACGCAACCTGCTGTATAAGATTTACCAGTTGCTCTAGAGCCAGATACATAAACTGCACCCAAGCCAGTGTTAAGTTCCGGACGTACATCGTCAAGTGAGAAATAATTACTAGTTGTTTCTTCGGTTGCTGCATCCCATACATCCTTCATGGCAGCGCCCCTAATCTTTGTACCGAGAACATCATAAAGAGAGTGGTCAATAACATTGGTGGTACCACGACGAAGGACATCTAAGCCCAAGTATCGATCATCAGGATCAGTAAGCCATGCAATACTAGCAGATTCAACTAGTTGATGCTTGGGAAATTCAATGGAAGCGGTAAGATTCTTATGAAAGTTATTAGTTGCGGCCGCAGCAAACAAAACTTGTTTTGCATCATTGTTAGCGCCCCAACCTCCAAACGTTCCAGCGGTACCATTGGCAGTTTGATCATGATAAGCGGTAACAGTTGCAGACCCTCCGCCTACAATTGGAGCATCTGCTTGTAGAGTTGCACCAGAAAGTATCATCGATGAGTAAGTAGGTATACCATAAAATCCAAAAGGAAGTAGCTCGGTGTCCACTGCGCCGTCATCAACATCAGAGTGCATTTCTACCCGAAGATATTTAGAAACATTTGGATAGTTACCCATAAGCCTGTATCTTTTCTCATTATCGTTCCAATTGAACCTTTGATCGCCGATTCTTTTTGCAATATAGTTTTCTGAATTTGGATTCAAGTTACAGCCGGTATAAGTTTCGACTGCTTGAATATCTCGATCATTGTCGCCAAATTGTCGAAGAATGACATCAAATCTTCCATATTCTGCTCCGGGGATTCCATCGGGTGGTGCTTTGATGTTTGCAATAGAAATTTTAATTTCTCTTTGAACATTTTCGGCCTCTTCTAGAGTAACAAATCTAAACAACTTAGGCATGTTAGGGGCACTAAAAGATTGTGTCATTGCACTTAGATCTTGTCCAAAAACCCAACCGGATTTAGCCGGCTGTGCGTCAAAAGTAAAATCACCTAGTTTTGCAGCGCTAGCGCCCTGCATTGGCATGATGATACCAAGAACATCGCCGGCGGCGGCGCCAACTGCATTTGCAGGTGCCGCATCTGTTCCATCTCCCCTTTCAAACATTCTTTTAACATTATCTTCAAAAGTGGGTCCAAGCCAATATCTTGCATAATTGTCACTAGTATTCTTGTGTACACTGCTATTTGTAAAGGTTGGATTTGTATTAAAAACTTTTCGAATAAAAGTGTCAGATGCCGGGTTGAAGTCAAAAACAACAGTGTCATCTGACGAGTAATTCCCGTGAGTTCCATCGTTGTTTGCAGCAGAGGTGGCTTTCAAGACTACCGCTCGGAAACTACCACTAGCACCAAGAGAGGGGAACAAGGCACAGTTTCCTTGGCCGGTCTTAGTTCCATCTGCAATGGTACCACTGAGTTGCATAGATCCAGAATCAGCAACATACCAAACCGCAGCAAGCGTACCGGTGACCTGATCGGCCGATGTCATATCGCTCCCAGAGGGAATCAAGAAAAGGCCAAATGCCCCACCTTGACCAACAGCAGTACCGACATTGTATCCGGCTTCTCCAGCAACGGCG